TTGGTGAGCCCAGAAGGATTCGAACCTTCGACCTACTGATTAAAAGTCAGCCAACAGTCATTTTCCCACCATCACCAATCATAACGCTGCACTCGAAATATTCACGCAAAATCAATGATATGCACCGCCTTTTTATAACTTAGCATAACGCTTCACAACGCACCAAATCAGCGCTAGTTTGTTACCTAGCTGTTACCTAGAGGAGCGACTGATATGGCAAAACGTGCTCTCACCGTTGCTGCAATCGACCGGCTCAAAGCGCCGGCGAAAGGCCAGACGGACCACTTCGATGCAGGTTATCCCGGCCTCGCCTGCCGCATCTCGTGCGGCGGGACCAAGAGTTTCGTTTATGTGTACCGTGCATATGGAAAGCAGCGTCGGCTGACGCTCGGCAGACATCCCGCCATGACGCTGGCCGAAGCTCGCGAGGCATGGCGCAATGCGCGTGAAGCGATTGCCGCCAGTGAAGATCCTGCCGCGAATAAACCCGTCAATGATTTCGAAGCCGTCGCCGATGAGTGGCTGAAGCGCGACCAGGCGCACAATCGATCTCGCGCCGAAGTCGAGCGCGTCCTGAGCCACGATTTGAAACCGGCCTTTCGCGGCCGTCTGATTACCGACATTCGCCGGCGCGATTGCCTCAATGTCATCGATGCCATTGCCGATCGCGGCGCTATGACGATGGCGCGGCGCGCGCATGCCTATTTGCACCGGCTCATGAAGTGGTCAGTCGGGCGCGGCATCATTGCCGCCAATCCAATGGAGAACCTGCCGAAGCCGGGCAAGGAAGTGTCGCGGGACCGCGTGTTGACCGATGACGAATTGCGCGCCGTCTGGAATGCTGCTGTCGCTCTTGGCTGGCCATTCGGTCCCGCTGTTCAGCTTCTCATCCTGACCGGCGCGCGCGTGTCGGAGATCAGCAATCTGAAACGGCGCGAGCTGAAGGAATCGGAAATCATCCTGGAGCTGACGAAAAACGGCAAGCCGCACATCATCCCGCTGTCGGAAATGGCGAAAGAGATTTTCGACGCTCTGCCAAATATCGACGGCGCTTTGATTTTCAGCACGACCGGCAAGACGCCGATTTCCGGCTGGAGCCGGGCGAAAACCCAGATTGATAAACGTCTGCCGTCCGACTTTCCGGAATGGCGCATTCACGATCTGCGGCGCACCGTGGCGACTGGCATGCAACGCCTTGGCGTCGGCCTTCAGGTTGTCGAGAATGTGCTAGGCCATACTTCCGGCTCACGCGGCGGAATTGTCGGCGTCTATCAGCGTCACGACTATGCCGACGAAAAGCGCCGTGCGCTGAATATGTGGTCCGCACACGTCGATTCGGTGCTGTCCGACGAGCGCGAAAATGCGATTATTCCGCTGTTCACGAAAATGTGATCGAAATAGTGTTATGGAAAATTTTACCCAAATTCGCTTCCAAGCAACTTTTAAGTTAATGGCTCATCCTATTGTTTGCGTCATCTGCGAGTATTTCAAGTCAAGTGCATATCTTGAAGCAAAGCGATTTATGTCCTCAATAGAACTTCAAGATTAAAGATTCAATGCGTAGGTGCAGAACTCGCAAATTTCGACCCAATAAGAATTACGCATTACGAGAATACCCGTAACACCTGACGATTGCACAGTATTGTGCAATTTTTTTCTGCATTGCACGAATCTGTGCACCGCTCTATCTCGGAATGCATCGCTGAGTAACGGAGTAGAGTGATGAGTGCAAAACGAAAGCTGTTGCGCGCCAGTACAGTCAAGGCAGAGCGCTATGATGGCGTATCGTCCATGTGGCTGTGGCGCAGGCGGCAGGATCCGCGCTTTCCCAGGCCGGTCAAAATCGGAAACCGCAACTTCTTCTTCGAAGACGAGCTGGACGCCTACGACGCAGCTGTAGCAGCCGAGCGCGAGGTGTCCGATGCATGACCCACGCACAATGCGAAAACGCCGCTCTGGCGGGACAGAGCGGCGCATTTTCAAACATCATCAGCAGAAAGGCCGACGCGGCGCGGAGGGCAGCACTCGCAACAGCGGTATCACCATACCGCTGCGCAGTGGCACAGTCAACGAGGTGATACCCGATGCTCGACTTCTCGGACGCTGATCCGCACGCGCACCATTTTATGGTTAATGCGGATGATGACGAGCGCGAGACCAAGCCGCGCTATGACCGCGACCATATATTGCAGCGCCTGCGGGACACGGCGCGCGTATGGGTGCCGGATCTTTTCCCGAATGCCGTCCCGGAGCACGGCAACCGCAAGATGCGCGTTGGCGACTTGGACGGCAATCCCGGTGAATCGGCGGAACTCACGCTTGAAGGCGAATACGCCGGAAACGGCTACGACTTCGCCAATCAGGAAAAAGCGGGGCCGTTCGAACTAATCATGCGCGCACGCGGCATCACCAGCTTTCCCGAGGCGCTGGAATATGCAGCCGAACTTGTTGGCGCGATGCCGGTGACGCAGCCGAAGCCGGTAAAGCCGCGTCCGGACATGAACAAGATGGCGCAGCAAGTGAAATGGTCCTGCAGACCGTGGCAGGACTCACCCGTCGCGACATACCTGCAGACCATCCGCAAAATCCCGGTGAGCCCGTCTTCTGACGATATCCGCTACTGCGCGGCGCTCAGAACCGATGACGTCGACTACTGCGGTATGGTGGCCATCGTGCGGGACAAGGCCGGCAACGAGATGCCAGGCATTCACCGGACGTTTCTGTTGCCAGATGGGAAAGGCAAGGCCGCGCCGGACAAGAAGACGCTCGGCGACGTCAGTCCCGGCCTTATCCGACTTCTGCCGATCGATCCCAATGCCGGCCACCTCGGCATCGCTGAAGGGATAGAGACCGCGCTCTCAGCCGCGCGCATCTTCCTGGTGCCGACATGGGCCGCGATGAATACCGGCATCATGAAGGTGTGCGAGTGGCCGGACGATGTGAAGCGCATCACGATCTTTGCCGATGCGGACAAGCCGGGAAAGCCGCCAGCCGGTAGCGTGGCAGCGAACGCTCTATATCAGCGCGTCATCGCCGCTGGCATTCCGTGCGAGATCCGGACGCCGCTGCATGGCGACGACTTTAACGATGATTTGGTGAAGGGACGAAAGGCCGAGGATTATCAGACGCCACAACAGCCAGTGCCGGGCAAGGAAAAGGCTGATTCAAAGAAGCGCGAAAAATCACGATTTTCCCACCTTGAGGTAGCGCGCGCGACCGCCGAAGAAATCGGCGCCGATTCCGTCATCTGTGTCGGTTCTGGAATATATATCTGGAAAACCGGATATTGGGCGCAAGCGCCGGACAGGCTCATCAAGAAGCACATTCATAGGGCGGTGACAAAGAAGGGCGCAGAGCCGATCGAGGATCTCAAGCGCGCGGATGTCGATAGCGTCCTGGACCTGTTCAAGACCGAAACATTCCGACCGGATCACGCCTTCAACTGCGCATCGTCCGATTTCGTCAACGTCGCGAACGGCGAGCTATTCTATGACGGCCAGAGGTGGACGCTGAAGCCGCATTGCCGCGAGCATTACAGCACATCGCAAATTTCTATCGTCTACGACCCAGCGGCCAGAGCGCCGCGTTTCGAGCAGTTTCTGCAGGAAGTCTTTGAAGGCGACGACGACGCCAAAGCCAAGGCGCGCTGCGTCATCGCGATGATAGGCTACTGCCTTCTGACGACGACGCGATTCGAGCGCTTCTTCATCCTGATCGGGCGCGGCTCGAACGGCAAATCCGTCTTGCTCGCCGTCATCGAGGCGCTGCTCGGTCTGCGCAATGTCAGTGCGATCCAGCCGGACCAGTTCGGGAACAAGTTCCAGCGCGCGCATCTTCTCGGCAAGCTGGCGAACATCGTCACCGAGATCAAGCAGGGTGCCGTCATCGATGACGCGGCGCTCAAGGCGATCGTGTCCGGCGAGCTCGCAACCGCCGAACAGAAATTCCGCGATCCATTCGACTTCCGGCCACATGCGACATGCCTTTTCGGCACGAACCATATGCCAGCGACGCGCGATTTTAGCGACGCGGTTTTTCGGCGCGCCGTCATTCTCAAGTTCAATCGCAAGTTCACCGGCAGCCAAAAGGATACGAAGCTGAAGGATAAACTCACGACCGAGCTTCCCGGCATCCTCAACCTTGCGCTTCAGGGTATCGCGGAAGCCATCAGCGACGGCGACTTTACCGAGCCGCCGAGCAGCGAGACGGCCAAGGCGGAATGGCGCAAGGAAAATGACCAAGTTCAAATTTTTGTCGAAGATCTTTGCACGGAAAGATCTGGAGCCTGGATAGGCTCGACCGCTCTGTACGAGCGGTATCTAAAATGGGCTGACAGCGTTGGCGTTGAAAGGAAGCTCTCGCAGAAAGGACTCACCCAGAGGTTGTGCTATCGCGGCATCGAAGCCAAGCATGAGAGCAGAGGCAACATCCTCTACGGCATAGAGATCAATCAGCTCGGAGACGTGAAAGACGAGCCTGTGAAGGATGTGTGAAGGATGTATCGCCAAAACATGGAAAAAAACCTAATGAAATCAATGCGTTTGAAGGGTGTGAAGGATGTGAAGGATTTTTTGAAACACACACGTGCGCGTGAGTCTGAGATTTTCACCCGTCAAAGGGTCTCTCATGTACGCGCGCGCACGCGATAAGTAAGAAAACCATTCACATCCTTCACACCCTTCACAGACCCGAAAAGGACCGATCAATGACGGAACCAGGATTTACCGGTCAACAGGAGACCGTAACGCACATTCAGGCCGAGCCGGGATTTCGCTGGATTAGGGCACCCACCGACCTGGAGAGGCTTGCCGACATGCGCAAGCAATGGAGTGTCGCCAGCGGCCGCAAGCTTTTGCTCGTTGAGTGGACGTCACCGATAATCGCCTGGCGAATAATCTTCTGCAGACAAGCGCTTCGCGATGAGGTCATGCCTGTTATTCCGGCGGGCCTGATGTCTGATACTGCGCTTCTGGAAGCGCCAGAGCTTTACGGAATTATTCACCCGGATGGCCAAGTCGATGCAATCGGTTCTCACTGGTTCAAAGACCTGGACAGATTTTTGCAGGCGGCTGAGACCTGTTCAAAATAATCAGCATAAGGACGAAAGGACAGGACTGCGGGACAATGGACAATCAGGAAAGCAGCATATTTGTACGCCTACCGCCGAGCATGCCGAAGCGACGTTTCATGCAGATGTACAGGCACGAGGCCGATTACTGGATGGCCGTCTACAATCGATGGGCAGGACGCGCGAACGCGGTCGAGGGCTCAATCATTCGCGGCGGACGCGTCTACCGTGAATGGGCCGAGCGCTACATGGCAGGCGGCAACCCGCCTGAATGGGGCCGGTTCAACTGGTGCCGGCAAACCCGGCCGCGAAACATGCTCGCCTTCTATTGTTCAACGCGCGGCATGGGCGTGATGTGCTTCCGCCGCGTCAAGCCTGCCTGGCTTCCGCCTCATGGACGCCGAGCCCTGGTCAAGCCGAGCGAATTGCAATGGGCAGGATGGGTGCGCAAGCGGCCGGTGAAGCTGCATGATGAGCAGGTGCTTTATGTGTGATTTGCGACGGCACCGGGGGGAAGGCCGCGAGCAAATCCGGCGCGAAAACCTAGACCGGTGCGCATCCTGCATTTTCGCTGGCAATGATTTTGGCAAGTTTGACGACATGAGCCTATGGCTCATCAATCTGCAAAGGACAAAGGCAATGGACGAAAAAACCGAAATCGAAAACGGCCACCGCGTCGCCGGCCTCATCGAGCGTGTGCTGACGCGCGCGGCTGCTGAGTACGATCTGCCGGCCGGGGCATGCGTTGGCGGCGCAATCGAGGCAGCCATCCGGATGGCGCGCAATGACGGCATGACGGATGTGCAGATCGGCGCTTATCTGCAGGATCTTGGCGAGGCGTTCATGAAAGGTGCGCCGACTGATATTCCGCCGCCGTCGAAGCTGAATTGAAAACCTAATCCGGAGATTGATATGTCGATTCCACCTGAAATTCTGAAAGCCACGCAGCTGCTCAAGTCCGCGGGCGAAAATGAAGACGTCTGCAAGGTGCCGAGGCTCGTTACCCATTTGCTTGGCCAGGGCGTGCCGGAAGACCAGCTTGTCGCTATTTGTGTCGCCGTCGCCATGCAGGTTGCCATGCTTCATCGAAGCGACGCCGAGGCATTGAAGATGATTGCCAATCTCGGCACGACAAGCTTGCACATCTTCCACGAGGATAAGCCAAGCTCTGAAAAACATTGACGAAATATTCTTGACCTGAAACCGCCAGTTGTGGCAAAGCATCCCTGTTGACCGTGTGCGAGATGCACACGTCACCGGCTTCTGACCGTGCCGATTGTACGCAATTAAGCTGCAAACAGAGAATGCAAGCCGCCTTGGCGAGCAATGTTTGTGGTGCGTATATGGAAATTGAACGGTTTTCACCAGTCTACAAATTCAGCCGTAAAGCCCTTGATTCTACGGGGCAATTTTCCGGCTACGCTTCCACATTCGGCGGTGAGCCGGATGCGTACGGCGATGTCATTGCGTCCGGCGCATTCTCGGAAAGCCTGAGCGAGCACAAGGCCAACGAGACGCGGCCGGCGCTTCTGTGGGCTCACCGCATTGACGAACCTATCGGCGTGTTCACCGAACTCAAGGAAGACGCCAAGGGCCTCAGCGTCACCGGCAAGCTGTCTCTTGGCGGTGAGCGAGCCAGGGCGGCGCATTCCCTGATGCAGGATGATGCGCTTGCACTGTCGATCGGCTTCCGCACGCGTGATGCCGATTACAATCAGGATGGCGTGCGGATCCTGAAGGCGATCGACCTGGTCGAAATCTCAGCCGTCGCTCTGCCGGCGAACCGCAATGCGCGGATTACGCAGGTCAAATCCATCCAGGACATTCGAGCTTATGAGGCCGAGTTGCGCGACGCACTCGGATTTTCCGTGCGCGACGCACGCAAGCTTGCATCGGGTGGCTGGCCTGCACTGGGCAGCGGCGATCAATCCCAAGAACTTAAAACGGCCTGCTCGATCATTCGCGCATCGGCGGCGAAATTCAAGGAGTGAGTGAGTTATGGACCCTGAAGAACTTAAAGCCGCTCTGATTGAGCGGGACAATGCAATCGGCGGCCGCCTCGATACCCTGCTGGACAGGATCGAAGCGATCGAAGCGCGCAATAGCAATTCCGGAATAACCGCAAATCGAAACACTTTCCATGGCGAGTGGAATGCGCGCTTTTTCGATTGGATGCGGAAGTCCGACGACGAATCGCGCAAAAACGAGCTTCACGAAATCCAGAAGCGCGGCGTCGAGCGGAAAGAAATTACTATCGGTTCGAACCTTGGTGGCGGGTTTGCCGTGCCGGAGGAAATCAGCCGGCAGGTTGAAAAGCTGGAATTGCTGTTCTCGCCTGTTCGCCGGATTTGCAAAGTCATCCAAACTTCGACGAGCGATTATAAAGAACTCGTCTCACTTCGTGGAGCCGGGGCCGGATGGGTTGGCGAAACCGGCACGCGGTCAGCGACTGCAACGCCGACGCTGCGGGAAAGAGTCCCGACGAATGGCGAACTTTATGCTTATCCGCAAGCCTCCGAGCACAGCCTCGATGACATGTTTTTTAACGTGCAGGACTGGCTTGCGATGGAGCTTGCCGAGCAATTCAGCGTCGAGGAAGGCCAGGCCGTCATCGACGGCAACGGCACCAACAGACCGACTGGCATGCTCGACACTACACCGACTCTCGGTGAAGACTTCGGCTCTCCGCTTCGTGACGCAGACGCTTACGAATACATCGTGTCGGACACTGATGTTGACGCCTCGCCGTCTGCGCCTGGCATCAGGGCCGACAGCCTGATTGATCTTTTCTACAAGGTTCGTTCGCCCTATCGCATGCAGGGCGTTTGGGTGATGAACTCCACGACCGCAGGCGCAATCAGGAAGTTGAAAGACACGACTGGACAGTATCTTTGGCAACCTTCATTAATCATTGGCCAGCCTGACACGCTGCTCGGTCGGCCAATCGAGATCTGGGAACAGATGCCGTCAATTGCCGCAGGTAATTTCCCTGTCGCCTTCGGTGATTTCCGGCGCGGATACTTGCTCACAAACCGCATTGGCCTGCGGATCACAGTCGATCCCTACAGCCAGCCGGGTTATGTCAGGTTTTATGTTCGCAGACGTGTTGGAGGAACACCACTGGTCAATGACGCAATTAAGTTTTTACGTAGCGTAGACTAGTCCGCATACTGATTAACGAGGCGTGGCATGCGTTGCTACGCCTCACTCTCATGAGGGAACATCATGCAGGAACGTGTGGCAGCGCTTGAGGCTGAAGTTGCTGAGTTGAAGGCAGGCATTGCCGAGTTCATGAGCGCTGTGGTCGCATCGAATGAAGCGTTCGAGGAGTACGTCAAAGCCAATGAGAAGCGCATCGACGAGCTGAAGAAGCGATAGCATACCCGGGGGGATCGTAAGCAAATACAACTTAAACGGGAAACCGGCGCGCATACCTGAATAATCATAAACGTACAAGAATCACTCGGATTTTAAAAAGCTCATGGCGGCAAAACGCGGTAGAAAATCAGCAGCATCGCTGGAAATTACTCAGCACACTGAGCTTACCCGGACGCCGCGCATAAGTCCGCCGGAATGGATCGGCGCGCAAGCCGCTGAGGAATTCTACGATCTCGTCAACAGCCTGGACGCCGCGCATTTCAGGCCATCGGATGCGCCGCTTTTGGCGCGCTATTGCCAAACGATTCTCGCGGCCAACGCGGCAGAAGATATCGGCGAGTTCATCGCGCTCGTGAGATTGCAGGCCAGTCTGGCCAAATCGCTGAGGCTTTGCCCGTCATCGCGCGGCCATCATCGAACGACGGCCAGGCAAGCCGGCGCAACCGGCTTGAAAAAGCCTTGGGACATCGAGCAGTGACCAAGGCGCTCACTTACGTCGAGATCGATATTCCGTCATTCGTGCCGGAGTCGCCGGAAGCGATCCAGACCTGGCGCTTTGCCATGCCGACCGATTACCTGCCGCGAGAGATCGAAGCGATTCCCTCAATCGACAGCGTGGACTTTTCGCCGGCGCGGATCTCGCTGGGCGAGAACCTTGGCGAGCGCGCGGATCTCAGAATTACGCTCTCCGATCATCTGCACATCTTCAATGGCGAGAGCTACGACAGCGGGACGTTCTTTTCGAAGTGGCGCGCCAGATACGGCACCCGGCTGAACGGCCGTTCGCTGCGCTGGATCCAGGGCACGACAGGCCAGGCACTCAGCGATATGCCGACCCGCCATTTCGTCGTAGAGAATACCGCCGGGCCATCGTTCGGCGCGAAATACACGATCACCGCCAAGGATGTGCTGAAGCAGGCGGATGGCGATCGTGCACAGGCTCCGCTGCTCAGCAACGGCTTTCTGATCGCCAACATTACCGACAGCGCCACAAGCGCGACGCTCAGCCCGTCCGGCATCGGCAATGCGGAATATCCGGCCTCGGGTCATGTCGCCATAGGCGGCGAAGAGATGGCAGCCTTCACGCGCTCCGGCGACACGCTCACGCTGACGCGTGGCCAGCTCGGCACGACGGCCGTTGCTCACGAGGCAGGCGACCGCGTGCAGCTCGTCCTGCGCTATGTCGGCGAGGATCCCGCCGATATCATCGCCGATCTGTTCGAGAACTACGCCGGCGTGCCATCCGCCTATATCCCGCTGGCGGCATGGCAGACCGAGACGGACGCATTCCTGCAGCGCCTCTACACCGCGACGATCGCCGAGCCGACCAGCGTCAACAAGCTGATCTCGGAACTTGTCGAGCAGGCGGCGCTTGTCGTGTGGTGGGAGCCGCTTACGGAACTGATCCGCCTGCAGGTCTTGCGGCCGATCTCCACGGATGTTGCGACGTTCAGCCATGCCAACATCATCGAGGGCTCAATCGGAATTGCCGAGCAGCCGAACACGCGCATCAGCCAGGTGTGGACCTATTTCGGACAGCGCAACGCATTGAAGCCGCTCGATGAGCCGGACAACTTCCGTTCCGTCCAGGTGACAGCCGACCTTGAGGCTGAAACGGACTATGGCCGTGCCGCCATCAAGAAGATTTTCTCGCGCTGGATCCCGTTTGGCGGCCGTCTTGTGGCGCAGCGTCTTAACGACATTCAGCTTGGCCGTTTCGTCAATCCACCGCGCAAGTTCAGCTTTGACGTTCCGCGCTATGGCGAGGGCATTACCGAACCCATGCTTGGCGGCGGCTATCGCGTCGAGGCGTGGCCGATCACGACCGTGACGGGCGAGCCAACCAATGCGCCGGTACAGGTGACGCGGCTTAATCCGAAGGCTGATCGATATTCGGTCGAAGCCGAGGAAATGCTTTTCGACAGCATCGATCCTGTCGATCTGACGAACCGCGTCATCATCATCGACAGCGCAATAAACAACGTCAATCTGCGCACGCTGCATGATCAGATTTACCCTGACCCTACCGACCAAAGCCCGCCGATCGTCGTCAATTGCTATGTCGAGGAAGGCGTCATCGTCGGGTCAGCGGACAACTCGGCCGCCTTCAATGTCGGCGACTGGCCGGCCAGTGTCGAGATCAACCTGTATGTGCGCGGGCGCATCCAGGGGCGTGGCGGACTGGGTGGCAATGCCGCGACCTCGACAGGCTATCAGGCCGGCTATGTAGACGGCTTCCAGGGCCGGGTTGGTCTGTTTGTATTCAGGCCGATCAATCTGATTCTCAACCAGGGCTCTGGCCAGGTCTTTGGCGGTGGCGGTGGCGGCGGTGGCGGCCGAATCAAGGACGGTGGCAAGCACGCCGGATCCGGCGGCGGCGGCGCGGGGCAGCTTGTAGGGCAGCCGGGCGCGAAAGGCTTCGGCGGTGACAACACAGTCGGTCAGCCAGGCACAACCGAACAGGGCGGCAATGGTGGGCCAAACGCCACGGGCGAGGCCGGGCCTGGCGGCAGGGGCGGGGATCCCGGGCAGGCCGGGGCCAATACGAACATTTCTGGCCGGACTTCATTGGGCGGCGCGGCTGGCTCTGCAATCGATGGAATTTCATTCGTGACAAAAACAGGCAGCGGCGACGTTCGCGGGCCGGAGGTGAATTAAATGGTTCTCGCCGTATGCAATCTTCAGGTTCTCGACACGGAAGGCAATGCGCAAGGCAGCGCCTCGATTGAAGTTCGGCGCGAAGAAGGTGGAGCGCCGCTTGTGACGGTCTATTCCGACCGTGAGGGGACTATTGCGAAAGGCAATCCGTTCACTGCCGATGGAGACGGTCATTTCGCGTTTTACGTCGCCGGCGGTGCTTACCGGATCACGGCCACCAAGGGCTTGTTTTCGAAGACGTGGCGATATGTTCCAATCGGCCTGGCGCAGGAAACCGATGTTCTCACGACCGGCGTTCGCTACCGCTTCAGCGCGGATACGGACGACAGCGATCCCGGCAGCTTCTATCTGAAGTTCAACAATTCCGATCTCGCGTCCGTGACGGAAATCTACATCAGCGACATTGGCGAGGCCGGTTCGGATCTTTCCGCTTATCTCGATACGTTCGACGATGGCGGGGAGAGCAGCAATCGCGGGACCTTGTTTATTGAATCCGGTGATGGCGCTGGCTTCATCATCGCTCAGGTCACCGGCAATGTCACCAATGACGGTTCGCCATCGACCTACCGGTCGATAAACGTCACGGTCATTTCGTCATCAGGCGAATTTACAGAGGACCGTGTCTGTTCGCTCCTTTTCAATGAAAGGGGCGAGGATGGCGCGAGCGGTTTGAAGGTTTCCGACGTCACTGATCCTGTTTACGGTGCAGTCGGGGACGGCGTAGTTGACGACACGGCAGCCATTCAAGCGGCGATCGACGCCACACCGGGCGGCACCGTGTTTTTCCCCTGGACGGATACCGGCTACCGACTGACGGACAATATCGATTTCGGTGGCTCCACGCAGGCAAAGAAGCTGCTCGGCGAGAACTATGTATCGCTGGTTTTCGATGGCCTGGACAGCAGCACCGACTGCGTGACGATGCGATTTAATACGACGCATCAGCTCTTGAAGCCAACCGCCGAAATTATCGGTCTCACGATCGATGGCGGAAATGACGGAGATGCGTCACCGCTCGATTATTCGAACGGCCGCGATGGATTGCGCCTTCATGGCGGCGATTGGCCCTATATCGATGTTTCTATCATCAATGCAGGCCGTGACGCACTTCACGTTGAAGCGGCGCAGGCGTTCCACTGGTGCGAAAATCTCAACGGCAAGGTCAACATCTTCAATTGCGGCCGCGATGGGATTCACTTCCGTTGTCCGGATCTCGACGCTGTTTTCATCAATGAAACCCTGTTCCACTTTGCCGAAATTCGGAAGTGGAAGCGCCACGCAATTCACCATGTCATCAATACGGACGCCGGGACTTACAATGCAGCCATGCTTGGCACGCATTTTGTTCATCTCAATCTCGACGCACGCCGCGAGATTGGCGACCTTGACGCAACGGATTTGATCTACTTCGAAACCGATCCAGCCGCACCATCCGGGGGCTCTTTCGATGGCTGGCGGTGCGACGGGGGAACATGGGAAAACATCGTCGAGGATCAGACCGGATACGGCATCAATGCCGACGATGGCGCGACCGTTGCCAATCTGGTTGTCGGCCCCATTCAAATCGGTCATCTCATTTCACCGACCGGCAATGATGACGATATGCCAGTCAATCGCAGCCGGATCTCCGGCGGTTACTGGATACGCAATGTCACAAAGTCCATCACAAACCAGCGTATGCGCATCATCAGCGATTTGGATTCCGAGGTGATCGTATCGATCGAGGGGACCGACGCAAGCGCGAATAACGGGCCGCTTCTTATGCTGTTCAGGGACTCGGCTTCGCCCGCTGCATCGGATGTCATGGGGGCTGTAATTTTTGACGGTCGCACCGACACCGGCGGCAGGACTGAGTACGGGCGAATTGAAGCGCGGATTGTGGATGCGACAAACGGCAGCCACGACGGCGAGGTTGTCCACAGCGCCATGGTCGCGGGGTCGCGCGTCAATAATTTTCGTGTCGGGAACGGCGTCAGATGCGGGCTTCCGTCTGGCGGGGCAAAGGGTCCGGGCACGTTGAACGCTGTCGCCGTCTACGATGACAACACTTTGCTGACCTGCCCGGTTCTGCAGCCTGAATTCCTTGATGGCGGCAAGGTCAATCTACGCAAATGGAATGCGCTCACGCCGAATCGCCAGGACGAAATCGTTGAAGAGCAGCAGGATGATGACGGCAAGTCCGTGTCGCGGGTTGTCGGGCACAAGGAAGTCGTGCGAAAGCATGCCGTCGCCGAGATGTTTTCGGAGATGCTGAAGCAAGGCTTCGATCCGCGCGACCCGAAGCAGTATTTCGAAAAGATGCTTGCCGACCGCGCTTTACCTGGCATGCCGACCGAAGCCGAGTGGAAGGAACGCGGCGCGCCTTCGGTTGGCGAGATTCATTCCAGAATGTGGCTGGCCATGGAGATGGTGGCCGTCGTTTGCCTCAATCAGGAAAAGCGTATTGCCGCATTGGAAGAAGCTCTCGCAGCCGACTGAGAACGCCGGGCCTGCCTTCCGCGGTCCAGCCTCGGCGCGGCGCGGCGTGCCGGTCCAGTAGCTCGCACAGCAGCCTGTCGGCATAGGGCGTGAAGTTCCATCCCTCTGCCGGCAATGGCGTGAATTCGCCGAATACCGGGCCACGCGGCGTCATGTAGAAATCCAGACGCATGAAAACATCGATGTCGCGCGAGATGCGTTCGGCCTGCCTGATCATGCGGCGCAGGTGTCGCGGCCTTGCAATGTCATCGCCGCGCCTGACGTTGGTCTTGAACGGATCGGGAAAGCGTTTCCAGTCGCGCGTGTAGATGGCCTGCATCTGCTGCTCGCCATTCCGGTCGATAACCTGGATGACATGCACCCGGCCGCCAGCGGTGAAGATCTTGAAGTCGCGCGGGATCGGAAAACGCGAATCATAGTCGCTCAGCAGTTCCTCGACGATGAGCTGGCCGCGCTCGCTGTACAGCGCCGGAAGTTCCGAGCGGTCCACGCGCTCGCCGCTCATGAGATCCCTGTCGCCATCAAGCAGCATGACGCCATCGCTGTTCGTGGCAGCGGCAGGCTTGATCACGACGCGCTCGGGCAATGCGGCAAAGTCGATATCCGCGACGCTGGCGGCGTCGCGATACAGCGCCGGAAGAGCAACACTCATCCGCTCGACATAGAGCCGCGCCGTGCATTTGTTCCACAGCGGCAGCATCGGCAGCCATTTGTCTGCGCGCCGCAATTGCGCCTTGCGGCTCGCCAAACGTTTCTTGAAGCGTTCTTCGTGTCTCATGGGCCGGTTTTACCAATGCACAGACATGATTGCAAAAGGTTTTAATTGCACGTTACTGTGCATTTCTGTTGCGCGTTTCTGTGCAATTATAATATCCCGTTAATATGTTGCAGTAAAACACCGCATTCGACTTGAAGTATTTTCAAGTCGTGCTAAGTATTGATCTGTTAACTGATTGTTGATGTGAATCGCCTCAAAAGAGGCAGCCGCGCCTGGTGCTAGCCACACCGGACGCGGCCTAGAGCAAACCCTTAATCCGGAAGGATCGACTCATGACTGAAATTTCTACACAGAAGCCAGGCTTCGGACAATACGTCCTGGCTGGCGTTCTCGGCGCGCTCGCCATCGGTGCCGGCGGTATCAGCCTATCCATGAACGCGGCGTTCGGCATGAAAACCGGCATCGTGATGGCGGCGATCTTCATCCTGTCGGACGGCGCGAAGATCATTCTGCCGATGGCCGATGCCGCTCTCGGCGGATCCTCGGCAAAGCGCCGGCTCGCTTACTGGACGGCTGTGCTGATCAGCGTGCTTGCCGCAACATCCTATCTGCTGGAAACGCAGGCCACTCGCCTGCTATCGGCGGAAAAGGCGCACCAGACAGCCACAGGAGCCGCAGGAGATGCGAAACGGCTTCGCAGTGAGTTGGATGCCATCAGCGAAAAGCGCAGCCTGGACGCCATCAAGGCAGAGATCGAGGCCCATAAGCAGCACAAGCGATGGACCTCGACAATCCAATGTACGGACGCAACCATCCCGGAAAGCCGTGACTACTGCCAGGCCTACAATCAGCTTCGCGCTGATCTCGCCACGGCAGAGCGGCGCGAGCAGCTGGAAGAACAGCTTGCAGGCGTCGTCGAGACGGTGCGCGCCACGCCGGTGGAAGCTCTCGGTAGTGCCGACACGATCGCGGCGCTGACGGGCGGCGACAAGGCCGAGATTGCGCAGCATGAGGCCATCGTGAAAGCGATCCTGATGCTGATGATCTTGGAAATCATCGCCATGTTCAGCGGCGATGCCGGGAACCTTTTCGTTCGCACATGGAAGGCGCGCAAGCTTGCAAGCCGCAAGAGCCGCAAGCCTGTTGCAAAGTCTGCGAGCGCCGTTGCAACGCTGCAAATGCAGGCGCTTGCAACGCAGCCGAAAAGCGGTACTGCCGCATGGTATCTCGAACGGCTTCGCAAGGATCACCCGGCCATTGCAAGCCGTGTGCAGGCTGGTGAGCTGTCGGTCTATGCCGCTTGCATCGAGGCTGGACTTCGCAAGGCTCCGAAGCGCAAGGCGTGGAATGCGAATGATTACGTGAAGCCGAAAGTTACGGCGTAACGCATCGCTGATCAGGAATGAAGCCCGTCGCGTTCAGCGTGGCGGGCTTTTCTTTTCGAGCTGCTCTGCAACGCTCTCAAGCTGAATGGCGAGGAATGACGAGAGCGGCCGGCGATCTGCTTTCGCCAGCGCAATTAATCTGTCGCGCAGCTCAGGGCTGACGCGAATGGTGATAGGAACCGTTCCGCTCATAGTTGCATATTTCAGCGATTGTACACGTTTGATGCAACGTATAATATTTCAGAACTTTTCAGCGTCAGTATACATTTGCATCAAAGGAATTATCATCATGCCAGAAAATCGCGTCCGCACATCTGAAGTCCTTCTCATCGCCAAAGACGAAACCGGCACAGCCAGGTGCATCAACCTGACAGGCGTAACTGTCGAATTGGTAATCCCGGCACCGAAAGCCGACGGCGGCACCGCGGACCTCAAGCGCCGCCTGGCTGAAGCTGTCGAGTGCATCGAGTTCTACGCCGATGAGAAGGGCTATGCGCGGCGCGGACGCGGTCAGTCGAAGGTGCAGGCGGATGGCGGCGGACTGGCAAGGGATACGCTGGCGGCGATTAGGGAGCGGGATTAGGTAGCGTTGCTACCTACCCAGCTACCTAGCGGCGATATTTTCGGCGGGTGAAGTGGCTTAAGTCATTGATTTAATTGGTGAGCCCAGAAGGATTCGAACCTTCGACCTACTGATTAAAAGTCAGCCAACAGTCATTTTCCCACCATCACCAATCATAACGCTGCACTCGAAATATTCACGCAAAATCAATGATATGCACCG